CATTTCCGTTCATGTAATGGATAGCTCCGTTTGCATCCAACATATCATCTGTTACATTAGGGCACATGTTTCGTGCAACCTTAAAAATTCTTTCAATTTCTCTTTTAAATTCATATCCATTCATATTATTTTTCCTCCTTTGGAGTAATTAAACTCATAAGATTATCTCTAATATAGTCACAGAAAGCATCAATACTTCCATTTCCAATAGTCCAACAACTATCTTCGTCATAATTCCAATGAATAATTACTTCATGTCCTGCCGTGATATTAGGTAAGTCAACATCTGACTTGGTTGCATATGAACTCTTTGAAAGAGCTTTAAGATATACATATCTTCTGATATTCTCAATATCTCTTTCTGTTTCTGCATTGAAAATCTCTACCAGATATTCATCAGAGCATTCATCATAAATATCATATTCAGAAGCTCCATTTTTCTTATTATCAAGTCTCTTTAACTCTTTGCTGATTACAAATAATGCTGATTCCTCATATTTCTTACACTCCTCTTCGCTTCTAAATACTGTGCCGTCTTCTGCAATGTACTCTATTCTTACAAGTTTCTCGATTGTTTCTGTTTTTCTTACTTCGTTTACTCTCATAGTTTTAATCTCCTTTTCGCTGTATTACTGTTCGTTATCTTCAAAATCAATATCATCAATCTCAAAATTATCCGAGTATGGAATATATTCTGCATTAGTAGCAACAGGAATTTCGTCAATGTGTTCCTGTGCATATTTACAAGCAATTTCCAACTGTTCTTCATCTGTTTTACCTTCTAATAATTCCATAGAAATATCAATTCCTGTGTCTCCTACATACGTGTAAGCCATACCAATGTGCAATCTTTTTGTTTTCTTTGTATCTGCCATAAATATTCACCTTTTACCTTTCTAAAATTTCAATGTAAATTACAATTTCTTTTGCTTTATGGTTGCTGATAAATCCAATTTCCATGTCTTACCTTATCACTATCTTTATCCCAAAAGCCTAATTTAACCATACCTTTAACGCTCCCTGTTCTATGTATGCATGAGCATTTGTCTGTAAATCTTTTACCAGTTGCGTTTTCATACTTTTTTGGACTACTATAATATGCCATATAAACACGCTCCTTTACCACTCAGGCTCTTTATCGATCAAGCCCAAGTAAAATTCATGCTTTGCTCCATCATTAAAATGTTCTCGTAGATTAGCAAGTGTTTTCGTTCCATTTTTTAATGATTCATAATCAGCAAGTACCATATCATCTGTATATTTTGCATACTCGTTCCTACCAACGCTTAATCTAAAAGTTTCACCTGTTCTAACCCAACCCCATTTCCCTGTATTTTTTGCTTTCGGATAAGCACCTATCATATACCCATATAAGTCTGGATATTTTTCTGAATTTTCGCTATGCCAATCTTCAAGCTGTATTTTCGTTCCGTCTGATAAAACAGCTTTGTCAATTATTTTCTGCATAAATTTCACTTCCTTCCAAACCAAGTACATAACAATCTCTATTTCCATTCCAAAAATATGACCTTAAATCTGCAAAAGTTTTTGTACCGTTTTTCAATTCTTCATAATCTGCCTTTAACATATCTGATGTATAATTTTTATAGCAACAGATACATGAATGAAATTCTTTTCCTTTCTGTGCGTACCATCCTTTATTTGATGGGAATGTTTTCTTTGCGATTGTCCGAAAAACAATTTCCATTCCGTTATAGTCTGGCAACTTATGTTCTCCACTTAAATCTCTAAGCTCAATTTCTATTCCGTTTGGTGTAATGGCTTTATCAAGAATTTTCATACTATTACACCTCCTTATGTTTTGGAATTTCAATTCCAGACTTTATTTCTTCTCTCGCAACAATATATGTTGGAGTTTTTCTAAGTGTATAATATTTTTCTCTTATTTTATTCTGTTCTGCACTTGCCTCAAAGAAGTCTTTAGTTGGATCGTCCCAATACCAAACATAATATGTGTGTACAGTATGAGTAATTTCATCATATTTTCTTTTACATCTCATGATGTCACCATTCATCAGGAATGTATCTTCTTCTAATTTAAGGCTATCAAATTCCGTTGGTGATACATGATGCTGTTTCTCTTTCCAAGTCCACACAATGAACTGATTCTGCCAATGTCCTTTGAAAATTTCTGCTCTATATGTTCTCAGATAAGCATATAAATCTGTTTTACTTTTCCATGCACAACCTTCTCCAAAATATACATAAGGTGAATTATCTTTAGGATTGAATGATATATACTGTTTATCAAAATCCTTTGTTGTGAACTTATATCCATTTTCACTTACAAAAGGATTTTTATTATCTACATATTCCCATAAATTTACTTCCGCTATAAAATCAATAGCACCATCTGCACAGCCTCCACAATTACCCCAATCACAAAATCTCTTTTCAATTTTACCTATATATTTCAGTTCTCTTGTTGGTAAATGTGTCCATGCTCCACCACTTGTATTACAACCAATTTTGCCTTCGTATTCATGAACAAAAGGTGTATATGGTCGTTCACAGATATAAATTTCATTCGCATCTGCTTTTTCAATATGAGCTGTTCCATAGTAATCTCCATATTCATTTGTATATCTAACGCAATCACCTACACTTGGAGTCTTTTCAGATCGTGTATTTTCTATAAGTTCGACATACATATTTGCCTTATCTACATCGTAATTCATAAGTATATGCGAACCACAAAATCTTGCGTTAATCTCTCTTAATGTATCTATTGTATATTTCATACTAATCAACCTGCCTTTCTAATTTCTCCAACTTCTTGTTACTGTGTCATATAAAGCTCCGTTTGCATCCTGGTATTCATCGTCTTCTGAATATGTGAATACATAACATTTATGACCGTTGATATTTTTTATTTTTCTTTCACCATATAAGATTGCATATCTTTCTCTGAAACTTGCACTATCACACATTTCTCTCATCTCTTCATCTCGCTTTGGATTTCCACAAGCTGCCTGAACACATCCATATAGCCAACCATTCAGATAATCAATGTTGTAACAATACTGTCTCCATGAATCTGAATCATCAGTAAATACATAGAAACTTTCTACGTCATCACCACGCTCAATCCGTGGCTTGCCAAAGTTTGCAATAAATGACATCAGGTTGTCTTTAATAATTTCCATTTCGGTTTTTGTGAAATCATACATAATCGTTTCCTCACTTTCTTGTAATAAAATAGGCAGCTAGGTATTTATTCTCCTAACTGCCTTTGCGGTTACTTGTTATTCTGTTCTTCCTTTTTCTTTCCTTTTTCTCTAATATGTTCGCACATTTCATCCGAAACGCCATGCTGTTTTAACTGTTTTGCAAAGCGTTCATAAAATGGTAAATCTTTCCACCGTGGTTTATTTTTAGCCATTATTCTCATCCTTTCTATAATTTATACTCATCGGATGCCAGCTCATATCAAATCCAAAATCATATTCTAAGTATTCGACAATTTTATCCTCGCTAAAACCTAATGCTTTCATTTCCTTTATGATAAGTTCTTCAACATCATCTTCCTCTATAACTATTTCCATAAGATAATTGATAAGATATTTAAGATCCTTACCATGCTTTCTGTAATCTGCTAACTGTTTTCGTGTATTTTTCGTTATCATTTCGCTTCACTCCTTTTCTCAAAGCCTCTCTCGTTT